CGATCTTAATTTATATCTGGGTAGTATTATGAATCTTTCCATATCTCAACAAATTATCAGCGCTGTATTGATTGCCATTGCATGTGGTATCTTAATGTGGGGACTTTCTCACAGCGGTATTAAAGAAGAAGAAGAAGAAAAGCACAATTCTTAACCAAACTTCCTTAACGGCAACCCATCTTCACCCCTTAACACCCTGCGCCCTATCGTACACCTGCAGTTACAAATTTCACGCGCCGGCACGCTCAGCCCATCGGCTGTCTTTATATCGCCCGGCCTTTGCATAAGATAACCACCTACATCAAAGGGTGAGCCATCGGGCACACTAACGCCGTCAACATTTATATGATCAAACCGGGTTCTGTTATCCCTTACGGCAAGCCATTCCTTACGTGTCTGTAAATTGGTCTTATCCGTTCCTATCTGTTCGGCTGCATTGGCCGCCTTCATTACTTCCGTTCTGCTTATCAGTGCCGCCCTGTTCCTTGTAATATCTGAAGAAAGCATATTATTTATGATATCGTCTAATGATAGCTGCTGATCAATTCCGCTTGCCACCTGTTCGCGTAGAAACGTGCGGGTAGTGTCCGTTATATTAGTTACCGTATTAAACAGATCAGTCTGAAAGAATTCCTGTATTGCGTTAACAAATTCCTGATTTAATCCTATCGCCCCTGTTGGTTGCCCATCCGCTTTAATTCTTAATGCAGGTTGTTTGTATTTAACGCCCGCCTCCTTAAGTACATTAAAAAAAGTATGTGCAGCCCATTGCCGCCCGGTTACGCCGTAAAGTTCTTTCAACGCATCATGCACAGGTTTTTGAGGCAGGTGAATTAAATCCCTTGTCTCGGTATAATACTTTATTTGCGCCTGCAATGCCTTATAAATAGACGGCGCAAACTGTACCGTTTTACGTTTGTGAAAGGTGTTAAATTGCTTCCATAGCTTGTCGCCGTTCATCTTCTAATAACTTTAAAACATCATTCGGTAACACAACATTTTTTCCCTCTCTGTAATCGTTTATCAGCATGATAAGATTTGCCCGCTCCCGTAACTTCTTTGCCTTCCTGAACCCGCAATTATTATCTTCTCTCGTTAAAGGCAATATCTCATCCACTACCTGGAGGGTTGTAATCATTTGCATTACCCAATTGATCAAGGTTCATGTTCATACTTGTTGCCACTTCATCTAAGGGTGCATAACCCTGTTTCACTAATACCACATCAGCCGAAGGATCATCGAGCCTGCCGTATCCCATTGCCTCATACAGATCATTTACGCGGAAGGCCGGTGCATTGGCAAACCGGTTAATTACATCAGCCTGGTTTTCCTGCAATTCCGGTATATCGCTTACGTCATAACCTATTACACTATTGCTTTGAAAATGCTGCGTTAAGCCTGCATTAAAATCATCACACAAGGCGCCTACCAAAGGCAGCGTGGCGTTTGTATAAAGTTCACGCAATGCGATATCATAGTTATCATATTTTAAACCCTGGTCATTATTGAATAGTTTATCACCGATCCCGTATAAATTACAAAGGCGTTTAAATGTAAATCTTGCCTGTTCAAGCAACTGCATGTTGGCCGGGTCAATAAATAACTTTAAGTAATTCCATTTGCCCGCAAGGAAACCCAGCTTATTTACATTTACATTACTGTTGCCCTGCCACGCACTGCCTAATTCCCGCAATACATCGTCTTTCATATTGCCCAATGCTTCCATGCTTAAGTCCGCAGGGTCTTCATTAACGATCACACCACCGGCGCCCGCATTTTTTAATGCCTGGTTCGCGTAATCCGTTTCATTGGCTATTGTGGTAAGCACTTTAGCGCCCGCACTTAAGGGGCTTAAGCCTATCAGCTCATTACCCATAAAATCAAACACAGGGTTTGCATATTTGCCGTGCATGATCTGATCTATGGTAAATAGCTGCGTGTAGTTATATAAAGTAAAATTGTAGCCTTCCACCCTTCGCGGCAATGATTTACTGGCTATCGGAAAAGTATAATTAGGCGGCATATTATACATTTCATATACCTTACCCTGGTTCGCGCCCGCATCTAAAATCTCTTTATAGATATAATAATTACCGGTGAGTAATTTGAATAAAAAAGTTAACTGGTAAAATTCTGTTTTGCTTTGAAACTTGTTTGGATGATCTAAAAAATACTGCAGCTCACTATCTTCACCCGCTAACTCCAAAGCTTTTGTTTGCAGTTTCTTTAGTTCATAAATGTTTTCATTGGTAGGTCTTTTCAGGCATTTTTTAAGGTAAGTTTTATATTGACTGTAAGCTTTTTGATCGGTAACAACATATTCATATATCGGAATCATTGCCGCCGTTTTGCTCAACTTATTTACTATGGAATAGAGGTCGCCAACAGTTGCATAAGCGTTAACCTGGTCCGTCTTATTGTTATAGCCGTAAACGGTATAACCGAGATTTGAATTATATGCCTGTTGAATGGAAAGCTGCTGGTATGCCTGAATGACCGGAGCTAAAGATTGAACAGCTTTCTTTTTAGATATTAAGTTGAACACATTGTGACGCTTTAAAAGTTATGCCAGGCAATTAAAGCGTGAATGAGTTTAATAATTCAAAAGTAGTAATTTTACGGCAGCAATTTCTCTTGTTGTTTTTTTCTATGTTTTTACCCTGTATGAATAATGCAGGGTTTTTTTATGTGCCGTTAATAAAAAAAGCGAAGATGATTTTATTATCTTCGCCTCGTGCTACTAATTAAAGTGGCGGTTAAAAACTTAGTGATAAAGATTAGTCTTTACATTAAGTTCAAACGGCGTTAAGCCTACCGTCCCTTTGGGGGGTTCGCGCCCCCCTTAGTAGTACAAATATAATAAATTTAATAAAACGGTTTAATTCACTTTCATTTCGCTTGCGCTGTGAATAACGCCGCTGTAGCGTTTAGGTGTTGTGAGTTTGGTGAATACGGCGTAACGCATAGCATCTAACAAGTGATCATTCATTTTAACAGGCTCTTCCACAAGATTGTCGCCTTTATCTTTCTTCCACTTATAGCCGTTTAATTCTTCTTTTAAATTCTCAGATGTTGCAACAATATTTAAAGGCATTGACTTAACTTTTAATATGCCGGCCCATACATCCTTATCGGCGGGTTTAATGTTCATGCCGTACCTGTAAATTTCTTCAATACTTTTAGGCTCCGCTGCATCGGCATATATTTCAGCCCGGCCTAAATTTAAGGTCTTTAACCATGCGGCTAATTCTGTTACCGTTAAGCCGCTGCGGTAAAGCATTTCTTCCACATAAATGCTTTCATCGTACAGCTCAACCTTAACCATTGCGCAAGGTGCGGTATAGCCAAAGTCAAGGCCGTAAATAATATCACCTTTACCGGGTAATTCCTTTATTATTTTCCAGTTAGTATAAATCAATTCCTTTGCTGCGCCGCGCAAGCCTAATCCGTAAACCTTCCACATAAAGTCATCGGGCAGATCGCGGTAGCTTTCAATATATTTTACCTGAAGTGTAGAAAGGTTGTAAATGTTATCTAAGTAAGTGGAATGAATATTTAACGCCCCTTCGCCGTCCGCCATTTCATACACCCATGAATTAAAGTCAGCCGGGTTCCAGTCGGCAAATATCTTTCCTGTGGTACGCATGGCCAATTGATCGAATAAGGTCTTGCTTATAATATTGGCTTCATTTACGAATAAAATATCACGCCCCGGGCCACGGGCCTTGCTTTCATCTTCCAGGCCAAACAGCTCAATATAACTTCCATTTGCGAAGGTGTAAATAAAGTTAGTGGCGCTCCAGTTTTCTTCATGCCACCGGCCTAATGTTTCCATGATAATACGGAAGTCACGTAAGGCGCCGCGTTTGATATGCGGCAGCGAATGGCTAACTATTGAAATGCGTTTGTTCTTTTCGTTGGTGGCTATGGCAATAAGGAGTAGGATGATAGAATAAGTTTTACCGGAACGACTGCCGCCTTCATTGCAGATAAATTGGGCATCTGTTTTATAAGCCCAGGCATTACGTTGAAATACCGGGGTTGCCGGAATTATTTTTGTATCGCTCATCCAAAACGATGTTTATAGGTGTTACGGGATTGCCGTCTTTATCCGTCTGTGATATTTTAATAACATCATCCTCAATAGCCTTATTTATTGTATCT